GGTTTGATGTTTAGAAATTCCAAGTCCTTTGTTTGTATCTCAATGGCTTGGGTGTCATGGTATGTACCAACTGCTATGTTGACCATATCCTCTAGTTTTTCGTATTGATATTCTGAAAGTAATTCTTTCATAATATCCATTGCATTTTTTACTTGCACTATATCCATTAGTTATCCTTTCTATCTTATCGTAATCGGTAGTAGCTACTTCCAGGCGTTCCACCCTGGGCTAATTCACTACTACCATTTGGTATTTATTACATAGCTAAGTCATAATCTTATATCCTTTCTTGCTATCATAAACTTTATTCTACCTACATACATAACGTACATAGGTAGTATAAAACCTACTTGGTTTTAATAGGGTGCAGTTTCGAGTTCATCGCTTACAGCGACTTCCTCTACTGCTACATCCTCCGAGGCAGGTGCCTCAGATGCAGAAGCCTCTCGTGACTTCTTAGATGTTGGGCTGGCGTTATGTAAATCCATCAACGCCCATTTGTTGATATGGATTGGGAATGTTTCTTTCACTCCCTTGATATATGTGGTGATGAACGTAACATCTTTCCACTCGGTGATAGGCTCACCTGTTATTCCGCATACCATAGGGTACGCAATTGGTTTTGACATAAGTATATCCTTTCTATTATTGGCTTATGCTTGACATATATTATCTATATACATCAGTTGTCTGTCCGACTTCGCGTTAGTCGGAAGGACAGACAAGTGATATATACTAGCAGTGGTACTGCAAGAATATATAATCCACATTGTGTGTGGCGTCACATTCGTGACAATAGTTTATAGTTTTAGTATCCATAACTTCCTTTCAAGTTAGTTGTACATTTCCTCTATTATATAGTCATCTACATAGTCACTATCATTCATAATATCCTTTCATATTAAAAAATTAAATACAGCCCCTGTATTCCGAAAGTTCGGAAGGGGCTGTAATTTAAGTGTTATCTAAAGAGAGATAGTTGCTTAAGCTTATCAATACGTGTGAGTTCACGTGCTGATACATCCCAAGCATTTTCGCCATTAAGATATACTTTTGGCGCACAATCTTTATAGTGTATATTAAGTGGATATGTCTTGCCATTGCTGGCAGGTTTCCAATACGCATCCTTTTTGAATACGATTGGGTATAGACATACACGACATAGTTTCTTATTAGTAAATTTATCCATTGTTATTCCTTTCTTATTAAATAGATAATAGTTAACGTAAGTCTTACGACCTCCGCGAGAGTCGGAGAGTAAGACGTCTTAATTTAGGACGATACATCCAAGATAGCCATAGCGCTGGGCTAGGTTCCTCATGATGTTTATGTTTATATATAGTCCTACGTGTCTGTAGAACTATATGATGTATCTGTAATTCAAGTATCAGCATATACATTCTAAGTTTATTCATTGTACATATTCCTTTCTATTCATAAAGATATATAGGTACAGTAAAGTACTACATATCTCTACAAAATAAATACATATGGTGTCAGACTGTCTGACTTCCGAAAGTCGGAAGGACAGTCTTATACCTATGTAGAATATTTATGTACTGTCTATAAATCTATTACTATATATAACCTATGACTACCAGATGTCAATCTGGATGTTCTACATATAGTACGTAAGGTCTGTAAAATATGCTGGTAATTCTTTAAGAAACCCTGTCTGTATGGGCGTTAGCGGGCATTAGTCTTATTGAAGCTAACTAAACCTTTTTGTAAGTCCTTGGGTACTGCCTTTGTCTTTCTAGTTTACTGTCTTGCCAGTCAGCAGCTTTTTGCATCCCGATTGCACCTTCACCTGTAACAAATTACTTGTGTTTAGTGTTTGTATTTGAGAGTATGTTACCATATAATTAGCACTACGCAAACATCTACAGGAAGATAGTTTTTTATGGTCGAAACATCACACAATGTAATCTGTATAGCAGAGGGTTGTAGGAAGAAATTAACAGGTAAACAGCGTAAATTTCACTCCCCTACCTGCCAAAAGAGACAGTTTGCTAAAGATAAACGACATAATAAGAAAGTTGAAGCAAAACCGATTAATATAGAACGTAAGTCTGATGAGGGCGATTATGCCAGCGTTAGACGAGGTCAGTATTATCGAGCTTTCGTAAGCGAAGGAATAGCTGACCAAGTTGCAACAGGCGATATGACGGTAGCACACGCTGCTTCCCTCCTTGGCTGCACCTCTGCTACTGTCAGTCGCATGCTCGCTGCCTACAAGATTGATACTAAAAACTCTGTAGCTGCCGAAGACTGGGAGTTATCAGCTGACGCTAAAGAAGCATTAGAAAATTTTGCTACCTTCCGACAAAAATACTTCCGAACTGAACTAGGTAAGCAGTATGACACAGCTCCTTTTCATAGTAACTGGATAAATAACATTATAGATAGTATAAAAAACGGTAAAGAGTTACTTATCTTAAGCCCCCCTAGACATGGAAAGACAGAACTGTTAATACATTTTGCTGTGTATCAGATATGCAAAAATCCAAACACACGTATTATGTGGGTAGGTGGAAACGAAGATATAGCTAAAAATGCTCTTAGCGCAGTCCTAGACGTGCTTGACACAAACGAAGAGTTAAGAGATGCATATTGTATGCCAGGAACATCTTTTAAGCCAGATAATCGCTCTGGTAAGAACTGGTCACAGAATCAGTTTACTGTAGGTACTCGTACAGTTGCAGGTATTAAGTCACCGACAATGGTAGCTGTAGGTAAAGGTGGAAAGATTCTATCACGTGACTGTGACATAATTATTGCTGATGACATTGAAGACCACCAAACCACTATGCAACCTGGTGCAAGAGAAAGTACTAGACAATGGTGGACAACAACATTATCAAGTCGTAAAGAGGAACACACAGCTGTAATTGTTATTGGGTCTAGACAACATCCTGATGATTTATATAACCATCTTTTAGAATCAGATAACTTTACAAGCATTGTAGAAACTGCACACAAGTTAGATTGTGCAATACCTGAACACTTAGAAGAAGAACATATTGATTGTATGTTATGGGCAAACAAAAGAACGTTTAAATGGTTAATGTCTAGGTTACACTCTGCTGAATCTACAGGTGGTAGGCAGACATTCGAGATGGTGTACTTTAATCAAGCATATGTAGAAGGTACGCAAATATTTACTATGAATGTAATCGACCAATGTATGCGACCAGACTTAGTACTAGGACAAGTATATAAAAACTTATACTTAGTAGCTGGACTTGACCCTGCATCATCAGGGTATCAAGCATCAGTGCTATGGGGTATAGACCAATACCGTGGTGAGTTATATCTAGTTGACCTAGAAAACAGAAGAGGTGGAGGTATTAGAGCTGCTTTAGACCAAATGGCTGAGTGGGCGCATCAATACGATTGTAGACATTGGATAGTAGAAGAGAACGGTTTCCAAACAGCTATACGTCAAGATGCTGCAATAAAAGAATTTACACTACGTAGTGGTATAACAGTACAAGGACACTTGACTGGTAAAAACAAACACGACCCACTATATGGTGTAGGTGCCATGGCAGATTTGTTCGAAGATAAGAGAATACATCTACCTACTGGTGATGGGGAAAGTAGTGCAAAAGTACAGAAATTTAGACAACAACTGTTATACTTTGATGGAAAACCTGTTTCCAAAAGAAACAAAGAGAAAACTGATATAGTTATGGCTAGTTGGTTTCCGATGAAAGTTTTTAGGCGTATGCAAAAAGAACATACTGCTGACATAGGATTAGACTATAATCCTAGTTATGGAGATTACAAAATGACCGATACAAATGAGGCACCATGGGCATAGAAAACCTAGACACAAAAACATATCAAGAGATTGTTAGAAACGCTGCAGAACTTACAGCAGGAAAATTAGTACAAGAACGTCAAGTTCAGAAAGCTAGAATAAAAGCAATCCTTAATGGTGGTGCAGATGGTATTAAAGCATTACTAGGTAACACAATGGAAACCTCTGATGCTGACTTATTACCAGCTCCTAACATGTTGCAGTCTGGTATTGACCGACTTGCACAAAAGATTTCAGGTATACCTCAAGTACGAGTAGATGTACCTAATGATAATGATTCTGATAGAAGTAAAATACGTGCAGAAAAATTAGAACGTATTGTTTCTAACTACGATGAAAAGCAAGGGTTACTTGCACAGTTGCAACAAGCAGCTAGGTGGTTACCTGGTTATGGTTACTGTGCTTGGGTAATAACAACAAAGAGAGATGTTAATGGTTTCTTTTATCCATCAGCAGAACTTAGAGACCCTTACGATACATTCCCAGGAAACTTTGGACCTGACCAACAACCAAGAGAAATGGCTGTTATTAGACGTGTGCCTAGATATAAACTTGCACAAATCTATCCTGAGTTTGCTGCAGAAATACTTAAACAAGATGATGACGATACAGATTCACAAGTGGATACTGCTACACCGTTTATGTCTTATGAAAATAACAGAGAACAAGGTTGGGAAGATAACACATACTCTGGTGTAAGAATTATTGAATACTATGACATGGGTGGTACTTATGTAGTATTCCCAGAACGTAATATGATTCTTGACTTTATACCAAACGTATTATCTACACCTCCGTTTGTGTTTATGAAAAAAGTTTCTTTTGACCAACTTAAAGGTCAATATGACCACGTAATAGGTTTGATGGCAATGATGGCAAAGATTAACATTATGTCAGCAATCGCTATGGAAGATAGCGTATTTACAGAAACCAACATATCAGGAGAGATAGAATCTGGACAATACAGAAAAGGTAGATTTGCAGTAAATTATCTAGCTCCAGGTACGCAGGTTTCTAAACCAATGAA